TTAGTAGATACCTCTGGAATATCTACTGGTACATGATTAAACATAATATAGTCCTCTTAGTTGTTAAACTTTTTTACCACCACGGCGCCACACTTCTGCAGCTGGAACACGAATCATTCTTTTATTCGTTTCGTTCTTATTTGGGTTTGGAATAGTCAACATGACATTCTTACCCCTTAAAAATGCAGCGAGTTGATTATTCACTCTATCACTACTTTGCATATAGTCTCTACGCAATGCCTTTGTAGTTGCTCTTGCAACACATCTACGTTCACCTTTAGAGGTTTGTGTAGAACGCTGTTTTTTCTTACCCATTTTCTTGTTCTTTCTTAATCTTACTGATAAGGTATTCTTTCACCATACCAGAGCGAACAATGTCGCCCAATGTAAATTCAATATTTGAGAATGACTGCATACCTCTAAGAATACTCATAAAGTGTTTGATGCCTTCTTTCTCTGAATGTTTCTGCAAATCAGATTGGAAGAAGTCGCCACAGAACATAATCTTTGAATCCATGCCAACACGAGTAATGATTGTATCAAGTTCGTGGAAGTTTAGATTTTGAGCCTCATCAACAATGATGATTGCATTGTCCAATGTGATACCACGCAAGAATGAAGTTGTAAGGAACATCAACGAACCTTGATTCTTTAGTCTGTCGTATAGAATGTTGAACGCCTGTTCATTAGGTTGTTCAAACATAAACTTTACCATGTTCTGATAAGGAACTTGGAATAGTGCTGTTTTATCTTCTTCATCGCCTGGCAAGAAACCAATTTCACGAGTTGGAACTGCACTACGAACAATATAAACACAATCGTATTTTGATTCGTTTCTCAATACTTCTTGCAGTGCAAGATACAGTGTAATAAAAGTTTTACCAGTACCAGCAGCACCATACAAGAAAAGGTTCTTTCCAGCCTTGTAATCAGCAAATGCTTTCTTTTGATTTTCTGTTACTGCACTAACAGAAACCATATTATCAATGCGAATATCTTTTGCCTTTGCCATTATTGTTTACTCCATTTTTTTCGATGCTTTGCAACTACAGCATCAGTCTTTGCTTGTTTAATAGTTTTCTTACCATACCTATCTGCGAGTGGACTGTTGGGATGTGCCTCTGCGGCTTTGGCGAATACTTCATCTAAACCACCACCTGGCTTTACACCACCACTACCCAATCCACCAACAATTGCTGGTGCAGTAATAACTCTTTCTAAACTAGGATTATCTTCTTTGAACTTATCTAGTTCTTTCCAACTCATGTGATGAGTTTCAATTTCACCAGTGTTCACATTCCTAAAATCATAATTTGGCATATACTATTTTTCTTCCATAATACGTTTGCGATGTTCTTCCCACTTCTCTTCTTCATATGGAGTCAGTGGTTCTATAGAAGTAGCATCTCTTAGTCTATTTAGTACACCATAGTAAGAGCTAGTTAGTTCTTTCAAATCGTGTTTTAGTGCTTCGTTTTCTGCCGTCAAATTTGCAACCTTTGCCCTAAGTTCAGGCAGTTCGTAATCCCATTTGTTCATACCAATTTGGTGCTCCTCTTTTAGTCCATTTTGCCAAATGTTGCTTATACTTTATATAGTAGTTTCGATAAGCCATAACTGAACATTCGTGTTTTACATCATCAGGCATTGCTGGAGTTGGTTGTGTGAATTCCCCTTCTGGAATATTCATAGGAGGCAGTGCAAGTGCCTCATGTAACTTACGATAACTCTCATGTGGTACATCTTTGTTGTAACGATACATAAACTCATCGTTTAGATGTGTCCACAATTCATAGAGGTATTCATAGTTCGCTCTTGATTGTCGAACCCAAATACCACTAGGATGATTTACATGAGAGGCCTTGTATAGAACTTGTTCAAGATTAGAATTCAGTTTCCATCGTTTAATCTTGCGTCCATTTGCAGTCTTACCATAATACTCTTCACCATCCAACACACGATGTGCAGTAGACATAAGTTGAGCATATTCAATAATCATTTTACTTGCATGACTATCAACGTGCATCTTTGCACACTCATCGACATAGTTACTCAAATAAAATATGTTCATCGTTCCCACCTATAAAAGATATGATCTTCAATTTCGATAGTTTTGGTTTTCGTCTTTGCCCATGCTGGTTCTACATAATCTGCGTGATAATGTGTTGCACCATCTGTTACATCCAATAGTGTTATTGTACCATTAACTAGTCCAGATGTAAAGAGAAAAATATTATCAAATGTTTCCATATCATTAATACGATCTGATTTACCATCACAATACCAACTGAACTGGCATCTGTGTTTAATAGGAATCATAACCGTCTGATCCTTCCAACTTGGTCTTGATGGGCCTTCTTTGACAACCTCACAAACCGTATTAGGAAAACGTGGATCTGATACACGATTAAGTGTTACAGACATAACTGCCATCTGTCCAACTTTGGGTTGATTTCGTGCCTCGTGATATACATTCTCTGCGAGACAGTATGCCTCATCAGCCAGAAAGGAGTCAACAGAACTATCTGTCGCTCCCTGTACTGGTGATGTTGCAACTATTAACGAAAAAATCAGTTCATTCAACATTATTGTGTCAATACCTTCATGTTGTTTTCTGATTCGATGGCATCGTTGTCATGTTGTTCATTGACAGATTCATCAAGTTCTTGCCATGCTTTGGTAGAACGAATCTTTGAAAGAAGCATTCTGTCTTTTCGCAGACGATTCATAATAATCTTATTCGCCTCTTTATCAGAATACTCTAACAGAACATAGGCACGATACTTAGGCCCATTAGAAACAATTTCTGTTTCTGTAACACGATACCCAGCAACATCAACATCTGCAATGATGTTCTTTGTTGCCTTCTCTACTTCAGACATTACTGATGCAGTTTCTTCATTACCAATCTTTGCAACGAAAGATTTGGTTTGAGAACGAACACGACCATTGATTCGGTCAGCGAGTGTAGTCTTTGCATTCAATACCGCAAGATCAATAGACAACTGTAAATCTGTAGTTGCTGATGTTCCTGTGGAATAGATTGCAGTTTCGCTCTCTGGCATTTTCTTGAACCAATCAGGCATAACCTCAATCTGTTCATTCACTACCTTTGATTTATAGACATATGTTTCTGTGTCTACTACAGCATTTGGTGGAACAGTCATCGCTGTCTCCACTACTTTATTGGAACTACAAGCACCAAGCATTGCAATCGCTCCAAGTAACATGACTTTTTTCATTATTAAACCCCTTCCAGTAAGTCCACTAAGTCATCACGAATGCCGGACTCTACAAATATATCAGAGAGTACCGACCCTATCTGTGGGTAATATGTTATCAAAACAATACCCAACACAATTCCAATTATAATTTTACCCATTAGTAACAGTCCGTTCCACCAGTATTCCAGTTTGCATAACACTTGCCTGGTTGTTTACCATTATTAAATCCAATTGTAAAACCACCAATATTGATAGTTTTATTTCTATTTGGTATATACTGTATCACAGGAGCCTGTGTTGTGTCAATAACTTTTTCAGTAATAACTGGAACGCCCTCTTGTATTACACTTTCTTGCGGCAAAGATTCGACAACTTGTACATTTTCTTGCGACTTAGTTGAACAGTTCATCTCTGTCTTTGCAGATAGTATCTCTGGTGATACTTGAGAAATAATAGACTTCTTAGCGTTCACTGTGGCACTGTCACAAGCATCGTTCTCAGTCATATCAGGCCCGAACACATAAGAACCCTCAGCGGGGTAGGTCTGTCCATTAATGGTGACATCCATAGACATTACACACTTACGAGTGTCCTCAACATATGGAAACACATTTCGTTCAATATTCTCTGTCTTTTCGATTTGCTGTGTCCAGTTAGTTTGAACATCCTTCACATAATCACATGGTGTATCGGCAACCGCATAATTACAACTTGCAAGTCCTATTACACCAAATGTTCCAATAACAAATTTATTTACCATTCAACCAATCTCCTACTACCTCAACAGGGCATCTGTTTTGGTATTTACACATTTGATACAATTGAGTGGAAGTTTCTATTGCTGAACATCCACTCAATGTTATTATAACAACCATACTAAAAAGGTATCGTATCATCTGTCATCTCAAAACCAACTAGATTCTGTGATACAGATTTGTTCCAATCCCAAGTAGCACCACACTCCTCTTGAGCATTCTCAATAACCTCACCGGCATAACTACCGAATGACCAACCAAACTTTTCGATGGCCTTCTCAATAATTACCTTTGGTGATTCCATTAACTCACCATCACTAGAATAGAAGTCATAAACAAAATCTTCTACATCCATCATCATATCTTTCACTGCACCCATTATATACTCCTCTGTTCAAAAAGGGTTTCCACTAAATTCTCTACCATCTCATCAATGATAGTATTTCCAGAAATTCCAGCCCTATCCACTGCATTCTGAAACTCAGCAATTGTCATTGATTCTACCTCATCAAGAATAGAATCTTTGACTTGTTCATTCACTAGGTTACTCATTATACAATCTCCTCAAAACCAGCAAACGCAACTTTATACTTCTTAGTTCCCATCAAAATCTGATCACCAACTGAAGTAGAACGAATGCCCATTCCATCAACAATCTCACCCATAACAGTTACATCATCATTACCATCTTCTGGCATCTTCAATGACCAACTATCAAAGATGTTCTGTGTCCAACGGTATGCATACTCTAGAGCATCATTACCAGTACGTTCACCAACATCTACAAACGCAACAGTGCGTGGGGTTTCTTCAAACGCAGTGTGAATTACAGCAACTTGTTTCATAATATATTCTCCTCTTTTCTCACTCTACATAGTTATAATAACAAATAGTCAATAGTTTGTCAAGAACTTTTGTAATATTTGTTGTAAATTATTTTTATTTTATCTAACTCTGGATGTTTGTGTATCCACTGGCCAGTAGAAGGATTGAATTCCGTCTTGAAGAAATTATCCATCTTTTCATTGCCTGTAGACTCATTCACCTTTATTTCTCTACAAAGACTATCAAAGTCTGCATCACTCATAATCGAATCATCTTCCATTTCGTATGCATATGCAGCGACTGATAATTTAATTCTATTTCTTATTTCTTGATTAATCATTAGAAACCTTTTTCACTTCTACTTTTCCATTGTGTATTTTCTGTAATCTTTCAAGTTCTGAAATTGTGGTTTCATCATCTAACCAATATTCAACTTCTCCATCTGGATAAGTAACTTCTAAATAAACTTCTTTCATATTTTTCTCCATTATAATATATCTGCATCCCAAACTAACTGAGCAAGTTTATCTTGCATTCTATAGGCCTCTTTCTCCCAAGGCAAATCATAGTAGTTAGTTCCTTCTGGAATCACTTTCTTTTTCCATTTTACACCATAACAATCCATTTCATTTCTGGCATACTGTTTTACATGAACCATTTCATGGCAAATTGTCGTAATGAAATCTTTAAGGGAAAGGTTGTTTGCAACATCAATTGTGAACTCACGATTTGTATCTTCTTGCATACACCAACCAACTGCATCACCAGTTAGTTTCTTGATGTTCACAGTAATCTCTAGCGTCCTCATACGAGGCATAAGAGTATCAATCATTTGTAGAACAACAGTTTCAGCAACATCTCTTTGAAACTTCTTACCACCGTTGACTTCAATATAATTCATAAGAATCACTCCTCACTTTCTATGGCTAGTATACCATGTTCTCATAACAAGTCAAGAGTTTTTTGCATAAAAAAACCCTTGAAAATCAAGGGCTTATAAAATAAATTGGAGCGGGTAGACGGAATCGAACCATCGTCATTAGATTGGAAATCTAAGGTAATACCATTATACGATACCCGCTTAGGTTATGGTGTGGGGGGCAGTTAGTGAGTTGAGAGAGAGAGGTCGCCTCCCCACACCATGTCTTTATAATACTTCTTTCTTATTGATAAGTCAAGAGTTTTTTGCAAGTTTATGTGCAGAAGAAGTAGTTTCTATAACCCTACGAGTCCATCCTTTACCGAATGTTTCAAAGGTTGATAGTTTTTCATAATAACCCTGTCTTGCAGATTGGTATGCATCAATTGTAGCACCAAGTCCTTCCACTTGAACATATGCATTTACTGTTCTAAGTGTAGCAGGCCCGATTGCACCATCTGCTGTTGCACCGACAAGATTTTGTAGATACTTAGCAGCACGACCAGTTCCAGCATTAACACCAAAATCAAATACACATAAATCAAGTCCAGCAGGTAGTTCATCACCCTTCACCCTATCCCAATATGATTTCTTATAGATGGGGGCAACATCTTCAACTGTTAAGTCTTTCATGTCTTTTGTGCCACCATGTTCTTCCCATACTCTTTTGGTTACACCAAGATTGGTTTCACCGCCTGGATCTTTGGGGTGGTTCACATAACCGCCCTCGTGATGCAGAATCATCTCCAAACAATGGTCATAATTCTCTTTCATATTAACTCCTAACGTAATTATCGTTCCAACCGAACGCTTCCTTGACTACCTCTTTTGATAGTCCTTTATACACTTGATGCAGTTTCTTATCTTTAGCATCAATAAGAAGTTGTGCCTCAGTGATATGCAGTCCTTCTAACATTTGAATAAACATATTCTCACGTTTGAACTGTGGTAAAGTATTATCGCCACCTTTTAGGAAACGATAAAGTTTTTTTGCTTCTTTGCGAAGCATTGTATGTTCTGTACCCTCTTCTGATTCATTCGCTCTAAATGGAACATCCCCTTCTGGAATTAACCATTCAAGATTAGGATCAAATGATGACTTCAAAATCATACGAAGCGGTTCGCAATCGTATTCTCTAAGAAGTTCAATCTTCTTTTCCTTAGTCTTTGCGTTATGTACTTTCTTTAGAACCTCAGAAAGTAGAGGTGTGTATGTGTCTGGCATATTAAAAGTCTCCAATGTCATTCATAAGATTTTTCAATCTCTTTTGTATAAAATAATTTAGTAGTTTTGATCTTTCACCTTTTGGTGGTTGTTCAAATTGTTCTAGAATTTCCACCTTCAAGTCACTTGGAATACAATCCAAATCAATCAATGTTTTGTTACGCTGATAATTTCTCATCATTTCCTCTGTGCAAAAATCTTCTGGTTCAAGGTCGACCCAAGTTGACAGTTTCTTTTTGGTTAGAGGTTTTTGTCGCAACTCATCTACAAACGTATTGTCTGATGATAAGAAGTTTGGAACTCCATCACTTCTATCACCCTTCAATATATGTTCTTTAATATATAGGTGAGGGTCAATGCCATTCACGAATTTCTTGAGAACTGGCGAATATTGTTTTACAAAGTTGTGTTTTTGCAACTGTATAAAATCCTTGTCACCAGACAAGATAAGAACATTTTCAAATGCAGAGGGTGTTGTTGCAACATATTCAACGATAGCAGCAATACAATCGTCTGCTTCAGCGCCTTCTACTTCTAATACTTTATAGGGAAATATTTCTTTAATCTCATCACGAATATTGTTTAGAGTTTCAAAGATTAGATTCCAATCAAGGCCAGAGTTTTCTCTATCCTTCTTACGATTAGATTTGTAATTGGGGAAGTATTCCCTTCTCCAATATTTTTTGCTGTCATAACAAAGAACCAACTCACCATATTGTTCTCCGAATCTAGAACGATACATTCTAATTGAATTGAGAACCATATGGCGAACTAAATCTTCATCAACATCATTCTGTCTTTTAGAACCAATTTGCATCATCAGATTGCTGATGGTAACTTGGTTCATATCCACTAAAATCATTTTATCACCTTATTTTTCATAGTATTATATATTAACCTAAAACAGAACGATTGTCAATAGATTTTTAAATGGTGCTCCCACACAGAATCGAACTGCGAACTGATGATTACAAATCAACTGTTATACCGTTTAACTACAGGAGCGTTATTCTTCATCCTCATCCATACCAACAAATTCAGCGAGGGCATCAATATCAAATGTGGTGTACAAACCATCCTCATCATCTTCATCAGTAGTCACAAACATCGCTACAAGTTCTTGCATAGGATGTTTCAATCCCAAACCTCTATAGATAAGAGACTTTACTAGTTCGATTGTAAAACCAACATCACGAATAAAATCTTTATCAGATGTATCAATGCCATTCTCACCAAGATTGTGAATCAAATTCACAACCAATCCTTCAGTCAAATGATCAGCAAACTTTAAGTCATCATGCATTGCAAGTGCAACATTATCAATCTTAATGTCTGGTTCTGGTTTTCCTTTTAGGGGAAACTGCACAACATTGTTTTTTGGAATATTATCATTCATCTGCCATTTCCCTTGTCCACTCACATCCAAGGTCTGGATAGTAAGT